TAACTGGTGAAATTGTTAGCATCGGTTGTGGATCTGTCTTTTCTGGTTGAACTGTCGATAACGATGTCGTAACTTGACATACTCTATTATTAGATTGCTTTTTTTCAATGAAGAAATCACGGAGGTCCAGGTCGTCCAACTCCTCGCTGAACACGTCGTCCAGTTCCGAGTACTCAACCTGGGGTTTAAAAATCTGAACACTTTCTTCATGTTCCAGGGGGACCAATGATTTTTCAGAATCCGTCTCGGTCTCGGTCTCACTGGAAATTGTGGCATACTCGTCTGGGTCGTATTCATAACCTTCCATTGGTTTCTACCAGACACTAGAGTTTTTCAAGGAGGACAAATGACGCGGTTCCTACTATACTCGCGCCAGTGTCTGCAACTCCATATCGTGCAAATTGAAAACCGATCTCTCTATTTCCGGTAAATTCATATACCGATGACACGAGCGTACTGGCTGTAGTATGTCCATCAGCGTTTCTTATGTAGTCGCTCACGAATATCTCTCCACTGGCTGTACCTTCAACCTGGGGCCGAACCGCAACGACGATGCGCTGGCCCGTTCCAGTAAATACAAAATTGCCAGTCACGCGCCAATATCCAGTCGACGGTAGCCGTATTGTATCGCTGCTTAATATTGTATAAGTACCACCATTGCTTATTTGTACAACAGCACCAGCTGTGGTATCGAATAAATCTCTTAAAGTAAAAGTTGTACTATCATTAACATTAGTCTGATTTGTCTGCAACGAAATCTTATACATCACGGGCGTGGTTTGAGTGACATTCGAGAATGAAATGGTTCCATCCGTTTCGACGGCCATCCTTTCGACTGCATTCCCTTCTGGCGTATTGGTGAACAATCTAAAGGTCGACGTGCTGTCTGTACCGTCACTCATCAGCACCATGTCTGTGAAGCAATTCCCATCGTCGTCCTTGAAAGACCTGAGGGCAAACTGATTCTTGGTGGTGACGTCGTAGGTGTACGAAGAGGGTGCCGCTTCCCCTATAGGATCGAAGTAACTCTTATAGGGAAATTGGGGATTAGCCAGACCAATTCCGCCAGGCATGATTACTATTAACATCTAGAATTTATGGCATTCTTTATCATAATTTCAACTGGAGTTTCGGGTTCCCAGTCAGCCCAGACACGAACCGCCTGGTTTACGCTGAGATAGCGTTCGTCGTCCCCGTCGTATTCACGGAACTCATCGTCAAATCCCATCTCGGACTCCTGCACAACCATGTCTTCCTCATCACTGTCCGATTCCTCATCTTCTTCTGGTAGGATGGATCCAAATACCCTCCCGGTGACATTCATGGCACACCACTTCATTCCATATTCCATGTCCAGTGCTGTCACAATGTTCCTACCGGTGGCCTTGCAATATTCGGCAGCCACAATCACGGAATTCTCCAGAACGGGCTGAATGGCGTTCATCGCCGCTTCAATCATCTGTGCTTCGCGGTCCATTATTATTTTTTAAAATGTCGCTTTTCTTTAAGAGAGGAACATGCAGAAGCCTCCAGTTGGATTCCGTGGCGACACTGGTATTGGTGCTCTAACCGGCTTGAGTGGTGTGGGTCAGCAAGATCTATTTCTTTATGACTTTGACTCTAAGAGGGAGTACAATTATAAGGAGTATTCTCAGGCGACTCCTTACTATAGGTTTTATAGACCGTCAGAAACTAGTTTTCTAGGAGGAGATGTTCGTTACACATTTAGACCTCAAACTATGGGCGATCTTCTCACCAGCCTCATGTTAAAATTTACATTCCCTTCGACAACCGGAACACCCACATGTTTAAAGAACCTCGGTCTTTCTATGATTAAAAAAATAGATTTGATAGTGAATGGGAATGTAATACAATCGCTTAAAGGTGATTGGATGTCAATCTATGAATCAATGTATTCTAATCAACAGGACCGTGAAAACATATTGAATGTTTCTTTCAATCTCGGTGCCAAGTATGACACTCAACCAATCTTGAAAGCCAATGACACATCCCAAAGGTTATTCTTTCCACTTCCGTTTTTCTTCAACAACCATTACACGGATTCGAGAGTTGACACAACATCATTTCGAGCACCCATGCCTCTATGCGCGATGTATAATACTGAAATAACCATTTACATTCAGTTTCGCGCACTCGCCGATATAGTCAGTGACACAAGTGGCTTTGCTGCTGGGGCGGATCTCACCGACTTTGCGTTCGTCACCGAAGAAGTCATGTTGACACCGAGTGAACGCTTCATGCTACGTTCTACGCGCCAAGAATATCCAGTTGAGAAGATTACAGCAGAAGAATCAGAGGTTCCGGCGGTTTTAGATCAAAAATTTCGTTATTATTTTAACAGCGCTTATTCATGCCGCGCTATATTCTGGAATCTCAAGGAAAACAAACTTGGTTACAATCCATTGTTTTTTGATTCTATCGTTGACGCGCGAATCACGACCGTGAATAAAACAGACAGAAACGAAATTCGTTTACCACTCTTTCTGCAACAATTACAGGCATACCTGCACGATTACCACAACGATGGAAGTTTCTATGGTTATTCATTTTCCGAACAACCCTTGCAAGTCGTGTTGGGAGACTATGAGTTTAGAGCACCTCGCCCTCAAAGTGCTTACATTGATATAGGACTGACGATCGCTTCTGGTACATATGGTAATTGGAGTCAGACATTGGAAGCTGTAGGCGTTGAAAATTTCACAATTCAAAGTCAAAAAATTCTTTTGGACACCAATGTTGGATTTCAAAGTGGGGATAAACTCTTGAGCCTGGACATGAAAACGGATGGATACTTTCGCACGAGTACCGTGGGCGTTGGCATCCCGGTGACCGCTTATACAAGTAACGGAAACACTGCCAATGCACCATTCTACATGCGTTTTGATCCGTGGAATGGTTTAGACGAGGGCTACATCAAAATTACACCAGATTCTTTTATGAATATAAATACATTCGTGCCAGTAGTTGAAAATTATATTTTAACTATGTATTATCTTTCCACAAACAAGTTCGTAGTCGAAAACAGCTCCGTGGATTTTATTGATTTCGACGAGAAAACGGGGATTGTTGATGATAGAATCGAAATCGAACGCAAGGCCGCCGAAGCAAGGGCGATTGCGGAAGCCGAAGAAGAGAAGAAACGCGAAATTGAAAGACTAAAAGAAGAGGAACGGAAACAATTGGAAATGGAACTACTTGCTATTCAAAGAGCCGCCAAAGAAAAGGCAAGGCTTGAAGCGGAAGAAGCCGCAAGACTTGCCGAGGAAGAAAGAAAACGACTCGCACTAGAAGATTTAAGAATAACCGCGAATCGAAGAGCGATAAAAGACACAGAGAGAGCCAAAATTGCTGCCATTGAATACGAAAACGAAATAAAACGTTTAAAAGAATTGGATAAATCAAGGAAATCTAGGTAAATTGATTTCCGAACCTGAAAATAAAAGACGTGCTACACCATTTTCGATATACAACAAGTTTGTCGAAAGTGCGTACATGCGAACTCTAACGTCGTCACTTGTTCCATCGCTATTAGCCTTGGCGTTAGTATAAAATAATGGATTAATAATTGTAGAAAAATTTATAGATCCATTGGGGATTGTTCTGTTCATGGGATCTTTGCATAGCGCGAGGGCATAAATAAATCCACAATAACGATTTGAACCTGCTAGTATGTCCTGAGCAGAACCAGGAAAGTGTGCATAATATTGAAAACCTCGATACATTTCAAATGTCCCCACTTCTTTTGGCATCAGAACTTCGTTGTCAAGTACGATCTCCAACGATTTCAAAAAATCATTTTGATCCACGCTCGAGAGTGGTGGCGCAACTCCTCTAGAATAATCAAAAATATCCGTTGTATCACTTCTGGTATCTTTGAATATAACAAAAAGTGCCTTGACAGGATTGACAAACGTGGGACGCATCACAAATTCCACATCCGTGGTACCTTGGTACGTTTCTTCGTGAACTTGAAATTGTTGTACAGGAAATACAAGGGGTCTGTTTGCAACAGAATTAATCACTTCATCGGGAGCATACCCATATTCAATACGGAGACGAACAGCGGAACTCGTTACACCCGAATCTGCTCCACCCCAACTGTCCGAATTTCTGAGTCCCACGGAAATCTCAACCTCTTGGTAACGCAATGCAGCCAGTGGAATGGCGAGTTCGGGTTGCCCATAAAACCAAAATTGCAATGGAACCTGAAGTCGATATGTCCGTGGATACTGAGTGGTGTTGGTGAAAGGATATGTCGGACCACCGCCTAACATCCTAAACAACTGAGTCACGGAAAATGCATCCTTTTCTCTACCTTCGACATTTAACCTCAGATTTAAAGTCTCGCCAGTTTCTTGCTGTATCGTAGTACCACCTATTACCAATGAAACGTAATCAATCATAGCCAGTGCATGGTTTATAGTAGAACTTGCCGAACTGGTGTAGTCGATGAGTAGATACATGCGCGTGATAAAATCGCCGTGCCGTGGAATCAAAAAATTTGCATTTCCACCATGATTGATTGTTAAAGGATCGGTGTCAAAACTCTGTGTAACAAAGTTAGATTTTTTGGTGAACACGCCTTTGAATGGAGTCTGTTCCATATTCTACTATGACCGATGTTTATTTTTTCTCGATAATAGCGAGCACTTGTTTATGGACTGTGTCGTAACTCATCTTGGTGCGAACCTCTTCTTGAACCCACTCGGACGTGGTATCTAATTTTCCCTGATAGACTTTTTCTAGTGCATCCACGGTTCCATCAACACTTGGCGTCACCCACCACGCATCCTGAAAACGATTGAAACATTTTTGAGCAGGTGGAACACTTGTGCCATGCCAACAGTAATCGTCCATTGCTCCAAATTTAGTAGTCACCACAGGCAATCCAAAGTATTGAGCCTCCAACTGAGGGATGCCAAAACCCTCGGAGCACGAACCGCATAGATAGACATCAGCACACATATATACCTTTTGTAAAGTAGTTTCATCCAAAGTTGACTCCGTGATCTTGATAGATGCCTCTGGGATTCCAAGACTTGCTATCATCGTCTGAACATTGTAAATTTTTGCATGATTTAATGCCGGAACGTGAAGCCAGAGTAACGCCTCTGGATGCGTCTCCTGAAATTTATCAAAAGCAAGCAGTGTCGTGTCAAGCGACTTTCTTCCACTTTGTTCGTAATTTCCTGCGATGGTCAGTATCACATATTTGTCTTTCAAATTGAAATCATTTCTAATCTTTTCCTTGGTTTCATTTGGTGGCAGATCGGTTCTAAAATCTATAATATGCGGAACAACATAGGTGTCGCGTTTAAGTTGTTTTATGACACGTTCGCGTGTTGAGGGACACAATGAGATGATATTCTGGATCTTACCAAGTGCATTCATTGTTGGTAAATCAATTGGTTCGTAATGCAAAGGAAACCAAAGATAGGATGGACATGCGATCATTTCAGGTGTATTGCTTTCAAGCAAAAAGATGTCCTGAAGAAAGAATATGGCTCCGGCGTTTGTTCGCTTTACGAAACTATTTATGTCCGAAATCTTGATCTGAGAAGGAAACTTTTCGTAAGGACCCAAGATAAAAGTGACCTCGGGTCGATCCAAAAGTGCCTGAGACCATGGGTCCCTAGTTTCATTCACAAGTATGTTGTTTTTGACAATGTCCTTGAAACTTAGGACCCCTGTGTGTTTGACACCACATATAGACCATATGACCATGGTGACAGTGTGACCCTTTTCGATGAACATCCGAATCAAATGCCTCAATTGACTTGGATACCCACCCTTGGCACCCTCGAAGGGTGTGCCATTACTCGACAGCAGGATGTGCATTTACTAAAAATGTGTCTGTACCGTTTAATTGAAATGAAGTAATATTTTCTTCATCGTCCCATACGGCTTCGTGGTGATTAGGAACTTGAAAGTGTGATCTGACCATGTCCTCGTAGTAATATTCAATTTCATCGGCATTCATTTCACCTCCACATAGAGCATCTCGAGCACAAAGGTACTCAATGAATGCCTCGAAGGTGTGACCACTGCGCCACATAAACTCGATGTAACGTTTGTGTCTCCATGACTGATCAAAGAGTTTAAACATAAATAAAGAGACGTAAGGCGTGATATCAAGACCTTTGTGGTTCGCCAGCATGCATCGCCCTGTTATTTCTCTTCGGTGAATCTTGTTAAGATTCAAGTTATAACATGCACGGCACAAGTTCCACCTGGAACTGGATTTTGGTTTGCAGTAAACCCTCGTCACAATATCTATTGGAAACCCACGCTCTTTTTGAAAATACTCGAACGCATAGTTGATAAAATCATATTCACTGGTCCACCGTAAAGGTACGGAACACCATTGACATTTAGTTGTTGGGTAGATCATCTTAATCCACTTTTATATTATGTTCTTTAAGACGTTGGAAGAGTCCATGGGAGACGGAATACGGCACTACCAGAACCTCCGCCATATTCCGCTGATCCACCGCCCCCATATACGTCCAGACCTTTCTTGTCCTGTGACCCCCCCCCGTCAAATCCGCCTCCTCCTAGCGACCTTTCGGTAGCATCTGAACCCTCCCCCGCACCCCCTCCCCCGTAGTATGTAGCCGTTTCGCCGAGATGTCCCCATGAATATTGCGTTCCGTCACCACCAGAACCCCATGGTCTAACCGGTTTGCCCGAAGTTTCTCCATTCATACCATCTTGTCCATCCGCACCTCCTCCACCCCCACCTCCACCATAATCATTGCCACTATAATATGACCCATCTCCCCCGTCTCCTCC